GGCGCAGAGCAAATCTTCACCGCAGTCCAACCCACGATGGCGACCCTGGGGGACCAGGGAAAGCTGATCATGATTTCCACGCCCAATGGATTGGGTAACATGTTTAGCAACCTCTGGCATACAGCAGAGGAGTGGAACAAATTCAAGATCCACTACAACGATATTCCGATCTACTCGAAGGACCCGAAGTGGGCGGAGAAAACGAAGCGTCGATCAAAGCTTACCGATCGAGCATTCCGGCAAGAGTATGAACTGGACTTCGTCGCATCCGACGCTCAGATTTACCAGCCGGATCTAGTTGAGCTGGCCTGCAATGGCGAATGTATGGAGGCTGGCTTTGTCGGCCGTGAATATGTGATGGCGGTTGACCCTGCAGCCGGTGGTGATGACTACTGGTGCTCAATCGTGATGGACATTACGAAGGTTCCTTACCGCGTGGTGAACGTCTTCAGAATGCGCCATAAAAGTAGTGATTATTGCATAAAACAAATTATCGAGCAGGCAGAGAACTTCGCTCCTGCAAAGGTAATTATCGAGAAAAACGGTGTTGGCGCAGTGGTTTCGGAGGTTCTCTCAAAGAAACTCGCGAAGTATATGGTCGAGCCTTACAACACCAATAGGCCGAACAAAATCAGCAACACAGACCGTGTCGCTTACCTACTCGAACGAGAGGAACTGATGCTGCCCCATGATCCTTTCTTCCAGGAGCTGCTGATGTTCCAACAAATGGATAACGGAGACCGCCGTGCAGGTGAGGGGGCACACGACGACTCCGTTATGGCTTTGGCGTTGGCTTGTTCCGTCGTTGCGACGTCGCCTACTGCCGACTGGTTGGATTTGGTTTAGAACTTAATTTTGGTGCCGAGCTTGGCCCCATAGGCGACGTCATCCTCGCCAGTTGCGAACGACAACTCACCGTAGAGATCGACCGAACCCCCGAGAGGCACAGCACCACCGACTTTTCCGCTGATGTTTACGGAACCGTCGCCAGAACCATCATTCAGCACGAATTGTGGACCCGCCTGTGCGTACCAGGAAGTGCCGTACTGATTCGCACCTTCAATGCCCACATGAGCATCAGTTACGACCGCACCCACCTCAGTATCTTGGATACCGGCATTGGTCTCGATGTTCACAAATTTGTCGGCCGCTTCTGCAGAAACACCGCCCAAAGAACCGAGCAGAAGGCCTGCAATGACTGCAAATTTCATGTTAAAAGATGATGAAAACTACGACAGGCATTTGGATGTCAGCCTGGCGTTTAAGTTGTGACTTCAGACTTGATATTACCGAAACAATCGGGTTGATTTTTCTGCGCTAGAAACAGATCAGCGTTTACATACTCATGAATACTGCGAGACAAGATGACGTCTGGGAGCAGTCTCAGAATGCGCTCGGAGCCGATCTGTATAAGAAGAATGCTGAGTATCGGCACAGGCTGCTGACGAGTATGAAAGACACCGTTTCTGAGTATTTAGAAGAACCCGACGGGTACGAACTGTTTCGTGCCCACCTATTGCATGCCTGCGTTGATGCACTCAACTACCACAAGGAAAAAGTGGACTTCCTGAACAAAATGATCGCTAACGTGGAGTTAATGAGTTAAGTACAAGAGTTTGGCTGAAACTTCTGACAACTCTGAGGTCAGGTCAGATGGCGTATTGATTAACGCCATCACAGGCCTTGGTACTAAAAGGGATAAGAGCGAATACTACGGAATTCAAACCCAGTCCACGATGAGTGAGACTGAGCTTGAATCTTTGTATTACGACCCTCTATGTCGCAGAGTGGTCGATGTGCCTGCAGAAGCCGCCCTTGCCAAGCCACCGACGATCACTTTTGGCTCAGAAGAGGAAGGCCATGATCAGATCGTCCGAAGTGTCGAGAAATATCTAGACGAGAACGCGGTCTTCCATTTCATGGAGGAAGCTCTAAAACTGCAACGCATTTATGGAGGGGCAGCCCTCTTCATGAACTGCGATGACGGGCTGGAGCCTGATCAACCAATGGATCCCGCTCGTGTGCGGCGGATTGTTGATTTGGTGCCTCTGTCGAAGCGTGAAATTAAACCGCACGACTACAACTACCTGAACTACAGGAATCCTGAGCTTTACCGGATCAGTACCAGTAAGTCACTCACAGAAAGTAATGATCTCCAGTATTTGCTCGTGCATAGCAGCCGTGTGCTGCGTATCGACGGTCTCTACCTCCCTTGGAAGGAGCGCCTTAGGAATGACGGGTGGGGTTTGTCTTTCCTACAGCCATTCTTCGAGCCATGGAAGCGTTATCGCGGAGCCACCGATGGGCTTGCCACGATGCTCAACGAACTCGATCTGTTCGTTCATAAGATTCCCGGACTCGCCAACAAGATCACCGCTGGCAAAGAGTCTGCCCTCAAACAGCGACTGGAAGCAAATGCCCTCAGTCGAACCATCTACGGGGGTATGGCTCTTGATACCGAAGAGGAAGTCTCCTTCGCCTCTAGATCCCTTGGAGGTGCCCAAGACATATTCGACCGGTTGCTTGACGATCTAGTCGCAGCGGCAGATATGCCGAAGCCCCTGCTGTTCGGTACAAGCCCCGCTGGTGGTCTATCTGAAAGCGGGAAGTACGAGGACAAGGTTTGGGCAGCCACCATCGAGCGCTACCAAAACCAATACCTTCGCCGAGCGCTTACCCAATACTTCACGGTCATCATGTCGATGAGCGAGGGGCCGACTGGTGGCGTGGTTCCAGAAGATTGGACAGTCCACTTCCCGCCGTATTTCGCCACCTCTGATCAGGACCGGGCAAACCTCCGCCAGCAAGTAGCCCTCACCGACCAGATCTACATGCAGGCCGGTGTACTGACGGCCATGGAAGTCCGTGCATCTCGTTATGGCGGCACGTCCTACAACATCGACACAGTCCTCCACGAGGAGGAAGAGGCACGTTTGATCGCCAAGCGTGAACTAGAGCATGAGGCTGCTCTCCAGGGCTTTGAGGGTCAACGTGCAGCACTGGAGCAGGGCGAGAACGAAGCCGAGATTGAGGTTGAAGCGGATCGAGCTGTAAACGACGTCTCTGACTGGGTACAGATGAATGGTCTGACCTTTGAGGCCAGTCCTCATAACGGGATGTACCGGACAGCAGCGGTCGTTCACCCTGATGGCCAGCGCAATGACGCTGAGCCCGTGGTGCTGCTGGGGAACCGCGCCCACGACAAGAAAGTGTGGAGGGGTTACCTGAAGCGCGAGGACGGAACCCTGATTGAGGGTCCACTGTTGATGGGCTTCTACTCCTCTCGTTCAGCCAACAAGGCTCTGCAGCACTTCTGCAAAGACGATGAGGTCCATGGGTTGATTCAGATCCATGAGTTGGACCTGCTCCATCTACGGAACACCTACGACCGTGTTGACGGCATTGAGTATGCAGGCCTCACGTTCCCTGACTACAACAAACCGATCGTCACGAAAGACCACCCAACCAAATCGCATGCCGTACTCGCGAGGGAAGGAAGCAAGGTCAAGTTGATCCGATTTGGTCAGCAGGGGGTAAAAGGCAGCCCAAAGCGTAAGGGCGAGTCAGAAGCCGACCGTAAGCGTCGGGAATCCTTCAAAGCTCGCCACGCCAAGAACATTAAGAAAGGGAAGATGAGCGCGGCCTATTGGAGTTCAGTCACGAAATGGTGAATCCCTATGGACAAACACATGAAGAAGCTTGTGAAGTATATGCAACAAGCCGACACCTGTGTCACCCGCGATAAAGCGCAGAAACTAATCAAAAAAGCCGAAAAAGCGCACAGGAAGCTGCGAGAGAAAGATGGATGAGAAAGAAATCAAGGTTTCACTCACCGTCGATTTGCGAGCGTTGAGGATTCTCTATAAAGCCGTTTGTCGAGCCTATGACACCTGGCCAGGGGGTGATGCACAGGAGCAGGTCAATCTGGAGAAAATGAAGAAGGATATGTATCGCTGCCTTTACGACACTCTTCTTGAAAACGACTTGGTGTAGCTGTGGAAGAACTGATCGATAAGTACAACGAGATCCTCAGGGAGAGGGAGACTGCTATTGCTGCCGGTATCGCAGCGGCTCTAGACGGTTACTTCAGAGATCTTCAGCGTCGAATCCTGACTGAGTTACAAAGCGATCTATCTCTGCTTGAAGGGACATCAGCGAGGGAGCTTCAGCTAATACCTCACCTGCTTCCTGATGCAACTGACGAGCTTTTAGAGACTTTTGAGGAGCTTCTACAGCAATCGACAATATCTGGTTTAGCTCTAGCTGGAGAGCTATCGAAACCCGTTGTGCCCTCACCAGTCGCTGCATCCATCCCAAGATCAGCAGTTGAGACACAAGCGCGAAGAGCGCGACGATACCTAGAACAACATTCAATAGCATTTTCTGGTGCTGCGGCTGGAATAATTTCTCAGGGTATTGCTAATCAATCGAATCTCGCGGAAATCATTGAACAACTCAGAGCACGACTAAAAGTTGTCAAAGCTCGCGCAGAGGTGATTGTCAGAACTGAATCGTTGCTCGCTGCAGCATTTGCTGCAACCACTTATTACTCACAGAACAACATACAGCTCGTCGTATATTACGCTACTGAGGACGATAGGGTTTGCCCTTTCTGTATTGCTTATGCGGGGAAGGTATTCAAGTTGGGCGCGGTAAAGGTTCCTCGTCACCCCAACTGCCGATGCTATTTAGCACCATATTCTGCTAATCCATTCGGTAAAAATGCACCCTTCGATAAGGACCGGCGGCGTCATCGTAGACAGGTTCTTAGTTACGCTAGATCTAAGGGCGTTCTTCCCAACGAAGGCCCTGCTTTCTTTGAGCTTGGGAGCCCATTACCCATAAAGACAGATGCATAAAGGTAAAGGTTCGTGCGATAGCCCTAATTACATGTTTAAGAGCAAGGCAGAAGCTGAGAAAGCAGGCGGCGCTCTTGGGCTCTCAGGAAGTCATACCCACACAAACGAAAAAGGAGAAACTCTCTACATGCCAGGAGAAAATCACGAGGCATTCGAGAAGGCACAGGGCGACGGCAAGGGCATGAAATCCAAGTACCTTGCAGCCCGCGATGCCATGTATCAAAAGCGTCTGAAGGATATGGGCGCATACCGCAAGTACGGCGAGAAGAAGGTAGATCACCCACCCTCAGCTCACAAGAAAAAGAAGAAAAAGTCCCCCTACGCAGACGGCGTAGCTTCCGATGCAGGGACTGTGGGCCGCGAGCTGGACAACATGCTCTGATAGGCGATGCCTGAGCTACCGGATTTTCAATTACCGGACATCAGGCTGCCCGACCGGCTCATACTGCCTGAACCGGTCATTGCAGAACCAAAAATTGAATACCCAGTTGTTCTGATTCCTTCGACTACTGGCCGAAGGGCAGCCGTGCGCCCGCAGAAGGTAACTCCACGGGCAGGTCAACCTCAGGCATCACCTCAGGGAGAGCCTCAGTCGAGGGAAGAGAAACCTCCGGCAGATCCGGTAAAGGAGATAGTTGATGAAATAACAAATCTTGTAGAACCAGCATTGTTAGCGCAGTCGGAGTCAATACGCCTATTAGAAGGCCGTATAGAAAGACTAAGGGCCGACGTAAAAGTAGAGATAGAACAAATCGAGGAGACATTCGAGAATAAGGAAATAACGGAAATAACGTTGCCGGTTATGGGATGGGTTTTACCCATGCCTAAGGCTGAAATTTTGGTCGCTGCCGGTACTACAGCAGGTGTAAGTGTTGCTGCAACTCTGACTGCTACGGCAGTATTTAAGAAAGCTGTTTCGGCGTTTAAGCCAGTTATCACTCAGGTCGTGAAACGGGTTCGAGCCCGTCTTGGGAAGGCTGGCCCGACTTGGAGTAGGCAGCGATTGGCACAACGTCGTCGCAGATCTTCGCGTATGGACTC